CATAGTTTCTAAGTCGGGCATCAAATACGATGTCAAAACAAAGAGATGCACCTCAGAACCTAAGCCGTTCTATGAGTGTTCAGTTGCTAATTTTAACACAAAGCAAAAGTGCGACAGATACGCATTTGTTAGAATTGAAAACAAGAACAAGCGTTGGGGCAGAGCTTGGGTTTTAGGATGGCTAGAACATGACGAATACTTTGAAAAGGCTAAGAAATTGACCAAAGGCCAGATAGACCCTTCCAATGGTTTTATTGTTAGAGCTGATTGCTACAATGTTGCAATCTCAGACTTGAAAAGATTTAGACATAAAAAGACTACATAGGATTATTTAGATGAGTTGGACTCCACTAAATGTGAAAACTCACTTCAGTCTACAGCGAGGCTTCTCGAAGCCAGACAAGTTAGCTAAGAAGTGTAAAGAGTTTGGATACAAAGCGTGCGCAATTACTGATATTAACACCATCTCAGGTGCTGTTACGTTCTATAAAGAGTGTAAGAAGAACGATATCAAGCCGATTATGGGATGTACCTTAGAATTTGATAATGGCAAGAAGAAAACTGTCATCGCCAAAAATAAGGCTGGTTGGTATGCTCTAATCGACCTTGTTTCTAAGAAAAATATGTACGAAGACGATGTGGTATATAAACTAACAGAGGCCTCTCTTGATAAGAACCTGATTTGCATAGATGGTCTTAAGCAACACTCTGCATATTATGTAGAGGAAAGCGAGGCAGAAGTTCACAGGATTCTTCTCTGCTCAGGCATGAAGACTACGATGTCCAAAGCTAAGGATAAGCTGGATTCTTTCAAGCACTTGAAGCCGTTTTTCTCCTCAGATAAATTTTACTTGCCTACGATAGAAGAGGTACGATCTAAGTATACTGATGAACAAATTGCTATGAGTAATGATATAGCAGATCAGTGTGAAGAGTATGATATTCTGGGTCAGCCAATGCTGCCTGAGTTCGACTGTCCAGAAGGATACACCGAAGACGAATATCTTAAACAATTATGTAGAGATGGTTGGCGGACTTTGCTCGCTGAAACTGGCAAGGTCGATGACGACCAAAAGAAGCAAGAGTATCTCGATAGAATCAAGAATGAGATGGATGTTATTTTTGAAGCCAGACTGTCTGGTTATTTTTTAATCGTTCAGGATATTGTAAACTTTGTTAGAGAACAAGGCTGGTTGCCGGGGCCGGGAAGAGGCTCTGCTGCCGGATGTTTAATCTCCTACCTGATTGGTATCACGGAGATTGATCCGATTGAATATGACCTGATTTTTGAGAGATTTTACAACGCTGGACGTAATACTGAAGACCATGTATCTCTACCTGATATCGACCTAGATGTACCGGCAGAGAAGCGCGATGAAGTTATTGCCTACATCAAGACAAAATATGGTGAAGATAATGTATCACAGATGATTACCTTTAACAAACTACAGGGGCGCGCTGCCCTTAAAGAAGTCATGAGAATTAATAGCAACGTTTCTTTCTCTGAGATGAATGAGCTTACTAAGAACATTCCTAACGAGGCGGATGTATCAGACCTTTTAGAGCAAAGCGGTGAGAAATCTTTAATCAGATGGACTCTGTTATACCAGCCAGAAATTTTGGATAGGTGGTGTAAAGTCAACAGTGAAGATGACCTAATTGGCCCTTTATCCGGAGTATTCCAGCAGGCTATGGAGATTGAGGGTACAATAAAATCTCAAGGCAAACACGCTGCTGGAGTTATCATATCATCAAACAAGCTAAATGAAGTTTGCCCAATGGTACAAGACAAAAATAACAACCTTGTCGCTGGCTTTGAAATGGGAGACCTTGAAGAGCAGGGACATGTTAAATTCGATATATTAGGGATTGACCTATTAAGTAAAATAATGGAGATAAAAGAATGAATGTTGGAGTAGTTGGCTTGGGCTTCGTAGGTGGAGCTGTAAGTGGATATTTTGAATCATACGGAGACACTGTATATGGCTATGATATTAAATCTGGCTTAGCAATTAATCATGAATATACCAAGATAGTTGAGAACTGTGAAATAATCTTTGTATGCTTGCCCACACCTAGATCTGACGATGGCAGTTGCGATACAAGTATTGTTCACGATGCACTCTGCAGGTTAGATTATATCGCTGGAGAACTAAAGAAGAGCCCTATGGTACTAATAAAGTCTACTTTGGTCCCCGGTACAATGAAAAAATTTGTGGAAGAATCGCATAGCATTCGGGTTATTTCAAACCCTGAGTTTCTAACAGAGCGAAATGCCGCTGAAGACTATCGAGACTCAAAAACTGTCCTGATTGGAAATGACTATGGTGAGGCTGAGGACTTGGCGCTACGTCTCTTTTTTAGGGAGCGATGGCCAGCAGCGCACATTTATGTTGTCAGCTCTATAGAGGCTGAGCTTTCCAAATACCTGACAAATTCCTACTTTTCAGTCAAGGTTTCTGTTGCTAATCATATATATGCCCTGTGCCAAGAATTAGGCGTAGATTATAATAATTTTATTGAATCAGCAATAGGTGCTGATCCCAGAATTGAAAGAACACACTGGACAGTTCCGGGCCCAGATGGAAAATTAGGTTTTGGTGGATCTTGCTTCCCTAAAGATCTTAGTGGAATGATTCACCTTTTAGAGAAAAATAACTTGCCCGCAGATGTCTTTAAGGCGGCCATGGACTATAATAAGAAAGTGAGAGATTAATGGATCATAAATCAGACTACAAATCGGTTCTTTTTTCTGGATGTGCAATCGAGTACAAAGATATTAGCCTATGTAACTTAGGTAACTATGTACCATCAAGAAACGGAATGTCTCGCACTTATCAAGTGCACTCTAGAAAGCTTAAGTTTAGTAAAATATATAAAAATGTTGATGAGGCAGTTAACATGTTCTTGGAATTAAAAAGGAAGGCGTAATGAATTATAGAGATATTATTGTATTTGACTTTGAAACAGGGTCTAGGAACCCACATAAAACGCAACCTACACAAATTGCAGCGATAGCGCTTCACGGTAGGCGATTAACACTGCAGCCCGGAGGTGTTTTTAATAGTGAAATTAGACCTATCCTTGATGACAAGAAAGCTATTGAGGCAGGCTTTGATCCTATCGAAGACGAAGCGCTCGAAATAACAGGAAAGAACCGCAAGGACTTAGCAAAAGCACCATCACCGAAGACTGTATGGAAAAAGTTTGAAGACTTTTGCAACAAGTTTAATTTCAGAGGAACGTCTTATACAGCGCCAATCGCAGCAGGCTACAACATTATTGGTTTTGATTTGCCAATTGTCCAAAGAATGTGTGATATGTACGGCACAACTGATTCTAGGGGAAGACAGACTGTCTTCAATCCAATCTTTAAGCTAGACTTGATGGATATGGTATTCTCTTGGACTGAAAACAACAAAGATTTTAAGAGCCTAAGTATGGACTTTCTTAGAGAGTATATGGGTTTCCCTGAAGAGAGCAAACAGAACGCTCACGATGCGCTGCAGGACGTTAAAGACACGGCTAATATACTTATTAAATTCTTAAAGTTCCAACGTAATATTTCGGAAAAGACTAAGTTTGAGAAAGCATTTGCAAATGGACAATTCTACGTTTAATATTGACAATTTTAATGATGTTAGAACTTGGGATCTAATCTGTGAAGGGTACACCAAAGGAGTATTTCAGTTAGAGTCCCAGCTTGGCAGGTCTTGGGCAAAAAGAGTGCGCCCGAGAAACATTGAAGAACTAGCTGCGTTAATTTCGCTTATTCGTCCCGGCTGTTTAAAAGCCTTTACCGAGGGGAAGTCGATGACGCAGCATTACGTTGATCGTAAAGCTGGTATTGATGAAGTCAAATATCTACATGATAGTCTTGAGCCAATTCTAAAAGAAACGTTTGGCGTTCTTGTATACCAAGAGCAGTCTATGAAAATCGCTCAGCAGCTCGCTGGGTTTGACTTGAAAGAGGCGGACAATTTACGAAAGGCTATCGGTAAGAAAAAAGCCGGTCTTATGAATGAGATCAAGGGTTCTTTTATAGAAGGGGCTGTCGGTAATGGTATTGACGAAGAAACCTCAGAAGAGATATTTGGCTGGATTGAAAAATCAAACAGGTACGCATTTAACAAATCACATGCCGTTTCATACGCAGTTAATGCTTACAGGAGCGCCTACTGCAAGGTACATCGTCAAGTTAGATTTTTTGAGTCGTATCTCAATCATGCCCAAAGAAAGCCAGATCCGCAGCAAGAAATCAAAGAGCTTGTGTCCGACGCTAAACTTTATGACATAGAAGTTCTACCTCCTCGTCTCGGACATTTTTACACTGACTTCACTGCCAATAAAGATAAGATATACTTTGGTATAACAAATGTGAAGGGGGTTGGAACTGCGGAATCTAAAAAAATGCTTGCTTTGATTCCTGAAATAGAGAAAAAGCTAGGCAAGAGTTTCTCAGACTTTACTTGGCTAGACACTTTGCTAACGTTGGGTTTCAAAGTAAATAAAACATGTATGGAATCTTTGATTAGTGTCGGCGCTTTTAATGGCAAGAAAAACCGCATGCATAGAAATGAGATGATGTATGAATATAAGAGCTATAGAGATCTTTCGCAAAGAGAGCGAGAATGGCTAAGTGAGAATTACAACTCAGACGACACCTTAATTTATGCTATAGATAATATGATAAATAATCTTAAGATAAACTCTAACAGGTTAATCAAAGTATTTGACATCAGAAATATGATCGACTCTCCTCCGTATGACTTGACTGATCACGAAACATGGATAGCTGACACAGAGAAGAAGTACATGGGTACTTCGCTGACTTTTTCAAAGACTGATGGGATACAAAGCTCGCTAGTAAATTGTACCTGCAAAGAGATTGTGAATGGTAGGACTGGCAAAGTTAACGTCGCTGTACACATAAACTCTTTACGTGAGTACGTTACTAAGAACGGAAAGAATCCCGGACAAACTATGGCATTTTTGAGCGTAGAGGATTCTAGTGCTACGCTAGATTCGGCGATTATGT